TCTCCGTAGTAAATCCATCCGCCCCTACGCTCTACAATCTCTTTGACCATAGCCATAGCAGCAACTTCTTTTGGTACATCATAGTCGCCAGCTTCGTAAATGCCAGCATCCTGGAAGTAGAAGTCGACATACGCAACACGCTGTGGTGGGGCTGTCTTGTTCTTTATAGTACGAATCTTTATACGCTGACCTACACGGACCTTGTTAGTTCCAGTGCCTTCTTCAATCCATTCGTCCCTACGAACCTCTGAGCGAGTAAAGAATGCGTAGTTCTTACCTTCGCCACCTGGAGTAGTACGTGGGTCGCCGTGCATTACACCAATCTTCATTCTGTATTGGTTAATAATCAACCCTAGTATGGGGCGCTCGTCCTCAACCATTGACCGCTTCATAGCAGACCCAGCTACACGGAAGAACTTGTTGGTCAGTAGCGCACCCTTGCCTACGGTCATTTCATCCATGGTCTTATCGAGCTCTGGTGCTGGGCTCAGTGCTGGCAAAGAATCGATAACTATGGCATCTACCGCCTTGGACTCTGCAAACGCTATTACAGCGTCGTATGCCTCTTCCATTACGGATGTCTCAATCACAATAACTCGGCTGGTATCTACACCGCACATCTCGGCATACTCAGGTACCCACTGTTCGGCAGCAACCCACACCGTAGTGTGCTCAGGGTTTAGTGCTTGATTAGCAGCAATAGTTTTTAGCGCAATCGCAGTCTTTCCATGTGACGGTTCTCCGACTAGTTCGTTCCACTGATTAGCGGGGAATCCGCCGCCTAGAACAAAGTCAAATGTTGTAGAGCCAGTAGTAATTCTCTTAGATAGTTCAGGGCGAATCTGTTGCCCAACTACGGCAACATTCTCACCAAATCTTTTGTTGATAGCTGCCATTACTTTCATGGCTTCAGGGTTAATCATCACTGCGTCCTCCGTTAATTAAGTCTTTAATTCTGGACTTGACCTCTTCTGATAGCAACATGTCTAGCTCTACCAGTATCTGAATACGCTTTCTTTCGTCTTCACGACCAAAGTTGTAACCATCATCAAAATGATTACGCATGTCTTCCTCATAGCCCTCTGGAAGGTTCATTTTGCTCTCTCTTTATCTTTCCGTAGTGTCAGTATGGCGTCATAGTGACCGTGCTTTCTTAGCAGTTCAATAATTCGTTGGTACTCCAAAAGACGACCTGCGTCTTGTCCTCGTTGAGCTGCATGTGCAAAGTGCTGTGTTGCAGCTTCTAGTGGGATGTTTTGTTCCATCAGTCAATCCTCCCGATTATGCCCTGTGGGTTGTAGTTGTTAGTGCTGTCATTGCCCCTAGCGCCCTTAGTATCTCCTACTACTCTAGCACCTGTCAACGACCCGTATTTACTGCCTGATTGTTCCATGGGGTAGCCACACTCGTAGCAACGTGGCTTAGACCCGTTGAATCCGTAGTAGTTAGAAGAACCACAATCTGGACAAGTCTCTACCTTAGAGGCACTCTGTGCCTTGGCTGCAGGGTTGGAAGCTTGAGGAGCTGGCATAGGCGTCATTGGAACCTGAGAAGGTGCCAGGGGAACGCTTTGAGTCCGTGCTGCGGGAGCTGGCGGCTGTTGTTGCTGCAGCTTTTTTGCAAACCAATCTGCGGTATTACTCATTTGTACCTCTTTGGAATCTCTAGCAGCCCCATGTCAACCAACTGTGAGATTGTACCCACTAGGGTTGCCACAGACATCTGCTCTAATAGTTTACGACTCTCCCACCACATTGCATCTGGGACATTCCCAATAACTTCAGAAATTCGACTTCTCTGGTACTCAACTGCGCCCTGAGACAAAGTTTGCGATAGAGCGAAAAGAAGCGGAGTTAAGTGCGAAATTCTTTCAATTCGCTTTTCGCTTTCTTCTTCTTCCTTTTCAGCTACCTCATCACTGCTGGACATCCCAGAATCTCTGCTATGTCGTGGGCATTATTAATCTGACTATCTAGAATGAAGCCTCGTATTCTATTGTTAATCTCATTCACTGATAAATCAAAATCTTTATGACGTCTAAACCAACTCACTTGGCCTCTCCCCACTTATCTACAATCTGAATGTCTGCTATTAGTGGGACATTGATGGCTCGCACTTTTATCCCTTCCATAGACTCCCGAATAGCTTCGGCAGTTTCCTCGGCCTTATCGGCTGGGGTCACGGTCACAAGTTCATCGTGAACGGTCAAGATTAAGTTTACTTCTGGTTCGGACACGAAGCAGGAATGGGCACGGACTAATGCCAGCTTCATAATGTCTGCTGCTGAGCCTTGAATAACCGTATTAAATGCCTGTCTCTCTGCCCTGGACAACAGCCCCATCTCTCTGCTTCGCAAATCGGGGATGTAGCGACGGCGTCCAAAGATAGTCTCGACAAAGGGAACTGGCGACTGTTGTTTAGCCAGTCTCACTACTTGTGCCTTGTACTTCTCAATAGAGGGGAACTTCTTTTCAAAGTTAGTGAGTAGGTCTTTGGCTTCTTTTAAGGAGCAGCCAATTGAATCGGCAATCTTGTCTGGGCCAACGCCATAAGATATGGCTAATACCAGAACCTTTCCAGCCTTACGGTCAACGCCCATAGTGTCACCAATGGTCGTGTAGATATCGCCACCAGACAAATAGTTATTCACTAGAACTGGGTCTTGAGAAAAGGCAGCAATAATACGTGGCTCAATCTGAGAATAGTCAGCCACTACCAGCTTGTGGCCTGGGGGTGCGATAAACAGGTTGCGTACTAGCTTTCCGTATTCACCTGAGGAAGGGATGTTCTGCAGGTTAGGTTCAGATGAGCTAAACCTCCCTGTCTCTGCCCCATTAGCCTTGAAGTTAGTATGAACACGTCCGTTAATAAGCAGCGAAGCTTTATTGAATGACCGCTTCTTGCCCTTGGTCTCTCGCTCTACAACGCCACCTGTGTAAGGGGTTACGTAGGTTGACATAAGTTTGTTCAAGTCCTGATACTCCAGTAGGGCATCAACCAATTCGTCTTTACCTCTAAACACCTCTAGCGCATCCGAGCTAACGGAGAACATGCTGTGGTGAAGGTCTTTGCCTGCCTGGATGGCTTCTTTACCCTTGGGGGTTGTGGAGTTTCTAAATCTTGGATTTGGCTTTATTCTTGGCTTGCCATTTGGGCCTGGGGCAAATAAAAGCTCTTGCTTTACCTGTACTGAGTTAATAGCAAAAGCCTTGCCAGCAGCTTTAAATGCCTTGGCCTTAGCCTTCTCTAAGTCTTCGCTTATCTGTTCTGATAAGACTTCGAGTTGTGCTTCGTCAATGGTTGCTCCTGTCAGCTCCATGTCGCAGAGTGCTCGTAGAACATCCATCTCTAGCTTCCAGACTTGCTGTAGTGAGCCACTAATCTTTGGAGCCAATGCTTTATACAACTTCCAAGTTACTTCGGCATCAATCCCTGAGTACTTAGCTACATCCTCAAATGAGTGCTGGGAAATGTCTTCACCAATACCCTTTTCTATGTCTATGCCTAGTTCTCGTTTTACACAGGCTTGCAATCCCAAATCAAACTTGTTGGTGTTGTTTACAATGAATGAAGCCATGAGGGTATCGAAGTAGGGCTTAGTGGGCACCTCACCACGGAAGTACTTTGTTACAGACTTCAGGTCGAACTTTAGGTTATGACCAATCTTTAACTTGTCACTAAACATCAAGGGGCGAATCGCAGCAAAGACTTGAGCTGGCAATAGCTGCACTGGTGGCTCACTAAACTGTGGCTTCCAGTGTGCTTTGTTTTTTGAAAAGTGCTCGTCTGTAAGTGGTTTGCCCTTGGCAACTCGTGCCTGACCAGCCTTTAGAAGTGGCTTAGTGTAAAACTCAAACGCACCATTAGGATGCCCCATAGGAATTACGTCAGTGCGTCCCTCAGTGGCGAAAGAAATCCACGCAACTTTATTCAAGACTGGCTGAATGCGTGTTTCGCCAATCGTCTCAACGTCAAACGCAAATGCGTCAACTTGACTGTAGTACTGAACAAACTCCTTGAGCTGTTCTTCTGTAGTAATTATGTTCATATTATGCCCCGTATGAATGTGTGGGAGGAAGGTCACAGGACAGAGAGGAGGACTGTGACCTTCCCCGAGTAGCGTGAACTAGTAACTAGCCAACGAGCTTACGAGCAGCTTGGACCATATCCTCGTGGGGGCTCACGTAGATGGCACTTGCATCGTACTTAACAGCACTGTTAGCAATTGCATTGAGCTCCTCAGCATCTAGTTCCCACTCATCAGTGAGCTCGGTCGGACGTACACGTTCGATTGTGTACTGAGTTTCACGACCAACCCCAAGACGGGAGATTGCCCAGTAGTACTTGCTTAGAGGGCCACGACGTGGGTCCTCGTGTGCAGCCTGTAGCTGACGTGCAAGAGTTACTGGTGCGTGCAGAATCTGAACAGTAGGTTCCTCATCGCTTACAACGAGAACGTTGAAGGCAGCCTTAGAGCGTGGCATGTCGCCAGCAATGGCACATAG